AGAATCGAACCGCTGATCGTTCTCGCGGATCTTGGCCAAGTCCTTCGCGGCCTTACCGAACTGCGAATCGGGCGCGATGACGCCGGCCATCGCCACCAGGGCGTCGCGCATCGTCACCGAAATCGGAATCAGCTCGGTGGACAGCTTCTGCATGGTGTTCTCCATGCCCACCAGCGACTTGCGAACGGCTGCGCCCTCGGTGTTCTCCTGGCCGCGCGTGGCCGCGATGCCCACCAAGACATCCTTCAGCGCCTCGGTGCTGCCGCCCTTGATGGCCTGCTCCAGCGCGTCGGCCTCTTTCTTCGACAGCGGGTCAGACTTGTCCTTGCGGTAGCGGTCGGCTGCCGCCAGCAGGTCCGGCATGCTGCCGCTGTTGATGGCCGACAGGGCGCCGAATGCCGATGGGTTCAGCGCACTCATCGGCACGCCGGCGCGCTTCAGGCGCTGCTCGATGCCGTTGAGCTGGCCGCCAGCGCCGTGCTTCGCGAAGGCCTCGAACTGGCTCTCGTTGACGCCCAGCAGGTTCGCGCCGGCGTTGAGCATGAACTCTTGAGGCAGGCCGCCGTACTGCTGGCGCAGACCGGCCATGATCATCTGGATGTTCGACATGCCGTTGCGGCCGATGCCGAACGCTCCCTTCTGGAGCTGCATGCGCGTGCGGATGGGGCTCAGGCCCTGCGGCCGGCCGATGGCTGCCAGCATGAAGTTCTGGCCCGCCTCGCCAGCCCCGCCGCCGCCAGTGATCGCCGAGTCGATGCGGCTCAGCAGGCCGGCCGCGCCGGCCGCGTCCAGGCCAGGCCGGCCGGATCCGATCAGCGACGTCAGGCTGCCGGCGTAGCCAGCCACGTTGCCGGCGCTCATGCTGGTGCGCGCCGCGTTCAGCGCGAAGCTGCTCACAGCCTGCAGCACCTCGTCGGCCTTGCTGAAGCCGACGCGGCCGACGGCCTCGCCGATCATCAGCGCCAGGCGGCGGCTGCCGGTCTCGTCCGACGTCACGCCACCAAGGCGCATGCTGGCCATGAACGAGTTTCCGCGGCTCGGGTCGACGCCGAACGACCGCGAAAAGCCGGCGCCGACCTTCACCTCGGCCGCCAGGGTCTTGTACTGGTCGGCCGTCATGCCCGAGAGCTTGGCGAACTCGGTGCCCAGCTTCAGCGACTCGGCATAGGTCAGGCTCAGCGACTCGCCGGTCTGGCGCAGGCTGCCGCGCAGGTAGTCGAACTGCACGTTGACGTCGCCAAGCGTGCGCTTGAGCGTGTCGTAGCCGATGGCCTCCTGTTCGGCCGCGCCCAGCTTCTCGCGGACGCCACCCACCAGCTTCCCGATGCCGAGTGCCGCCAGTCCGCCGAACAGGCCGCCAAGGCCGGCCATGAAGCCGCCGCTGGCGCCGGCATTCAGCGCCCCGGCAGTGACGCCGCCCACAGGCCCGGCAGCCCGCAGGCCGGCGTTGATCGGACCCTGGCCAGGGAAGCCACCGCCACCGCCGCCCCCACCTCCACCGCCGCCGCCACCACCACCAGGCGGCCGGGGTGGCGCCGGCGGCGCGGGCGGCGAGATGAGCCGCCCGCCGAACGAAGTGCCCGCCGTGACATAGTCGTAGGCGTGCCGCATGGCGCGGCCGCGCTGGGTGCTGTCAGCGTAGATGCGGGTCCAGTCGACGGACTGGAAGGCCGCGCCCTCCTGGCCCGTCGACTTCATGCGCTGGCGCAGCGTGGAGCTGATTTTCAGCAGCGCGTTGAACTGCTGCTCCAGACGCCGCATGTCGTCGGCAGCGGCTCGATCGACCGGGTTGAACTTCAGCTTGTTGGCCTGGGCGATGGTGGCGCCCATGCGGTTCACGCGCTGCGTCAGGTCGACAATCGACTTGTCGATGTCGTCCCGGTTGAACTCGGTGGAGACCGGGATCTTGATACCGCCAGCCATCAGATGTGCTCCCAGTCGTTTACTTCGCCGGCCTCGGCGTCAAGCCTGGCCAGCTCGGCCTCTACGCTGAAATCGTCGTCGACAATCTCGTCGGCTGCCTTGGGGTCTTCATGGTACTTCCACGCCCAGAAATCGACGAGCATCTCGTCTAGCGTGGCGTCCAGGAAACGCGGATCAGTCGGTGGCAGCAGGTAGCGACGCCGGAACTGAAACGCCACCGTCTCGGCCATCTCCTTGCCCTGCTGCCGCGCCAGCGCCGGTCGGCCCGCGACGAAAAGAGCCCTCCTTGGCACGCAGCGCAGCGTGCACGCGGATGGCCTTCGCAAAGTCCTCGTCGACCAGCGGATCCAGGGCGTCCAGATCCCAGCCGTCGGGCGCCTTCAACGTCAGCACCTTCAGCGTGCTGAAGACGCCGGCCATGATTTCCAGGTTGGGTGTCGGCGTCTCCACACCCTCGGTGAGGCGCGAATACTCGGCCTGGATGCGGAACTCGTTGCGCATCGTGCGCTTGGCGAAGTGGAAGGTGCCGATGCCTTCGACCTCGACCGGGAACTGCTGCTTGTCGGCTGTGCTCATGGGGTTTGTTTTCCGTTATCAGGCGCAGTAGAAAAAAAGCCGCCGCGCATCGCTGCGGGCGGCGCCCAGGTGCGGCTGGCGTGGGTTACACGCCGGTGCCGCTCACTCGCAGCGCCATGAAGCTGGCGCTCGACATGATGATGGCGTTCTTGGTGACGTCCACGTCACCGCTGGCGTAGCTGCAGCCCTCGTACTTGCGCAGCAGGTCGCCGGTTTCCTTGTCGTACTGCTCGATGTCGAACACCAGGCCTTGCAGGGCTGCGGCACCGTTCTCGGGCACCAGGCCGAGCGAGCGCAGCGACGACGCATTCAGCACGACGTTGGACACGCTGAGGCTGTAGCGGGCCGCCGTGGGCACGCTCTCGATCGGGTCGGTGTCGCCGATGCCATAGACCTGCTCCAGACCGAAGTCGTCGGAGAAGCGCACCGACTGGAGCGCCCCGACCTGGCGGCCGTCCAGCAGGACGGCGATGCGGTTCGCGCTGCGAACCTTGAGATTGACCTTCGCCATGTCGCGCTCCTATCAGGCAGATGCGGTGCCGCTGTACGGAACCGCGAAGATGGACACCAGGATGTAGTTGGCCGGGATCACCGGGCTGCACTGGAACTCGACGCGCACGACGTCGCCATCCAGGTCGGCCTTGATGTTCTTGAACGCCGGGTTGTCGGCGTCGCCGGTCAGGACGCCCGGGCCTTGCGGCTCGGCGCGCGCCAGCTCGCTCAGCGTGCTGCGCGCAATCTCGACGGCGCGTGACAGCAGGATGGGCGTGGCCTTCTCGCCGCGCAGCACGTCCAGCGCCTCGCGCACGTTGCGGGCCACGAAGTCCAGCGCGACGCCGGTGGAGACCTCGACGCGGTTGTAGTTCTTGTTCGTCAGCCACGTGCTGATCGACTTCACCACCTTGTAGCCGCCAGGCGTGTTTTCCACCGCCAGGACGCCGCCGTTGATGAGCACGTCGGTGTCGGTGGGGTTGCGCAGGTTGCGCTCCAGGCCGCGGACCTTCAGGGTCTTGTTGGTCATCGGCGTGCCCGGGTTCACGCCCGAGAACGCGCCGGCGATCATGGCCGCCAGGATGTAGGGCGGGAACAGCACCAGCGCGCCGGCCGCGTTGAAGTCGTAGAAACCGAGGTGCACCAGCGACGTGCGGTCGCTGTTCAGCGCCTTGGCAGCCGCCACCGCTGCCGCGTCGGTGCTGCCGGCGGCCATGCCCACGATCGCGCGGCGCTCGCGGCGGCCCACGGTGCTCATGTAGGCGCAGTGCGCGTCGGCCATCGCGTGGATGGCGGCATCGCTGGTGACGGGCACCACCCATTGCACGTCTTCCGACTGGAGCGCCGTGAAGGCGTTGGACCATTCGGTGTTGGTGACGGTGCCGTCGCTGCCGCCGGCCAGGTAGGTGAACGGGATGTTCGCCGGGACGGTGCCGACGCCAGGCTGGCGCGTCGCCGTGACGAAGCCCTCGCCGATGCTGTTGAACCAGTCGACGACCGCCTGCAGGTTGGCGTTGGCCGTGTAGGGCGCCGTGCGCACGTCCTGGCTGGTGATGTAGTCCAGGCCGTTCAGTGCCGGCGCGGTGCCGTTGCCGTCCAGCACCGTGGCGCTGAAGCCGGCCACGACGTTGATGCGGTCGACGAGCTGCTGAACGGTCGGGTAGTCGCTCAGGGCGATCGTCGCCACCGTGGAGCCGGTAGGCGCCTGGAGGGTCAGGGTTGCGCCCGTAACCGTCATCACGGCCGTCGGCGCAGCGCCAGCGTACTGCACCTGGAAGGCGCGGCGCGCGATGTCGTCCTGGCTGTAGAGGCTGTTGCCGAACTGGGTGGTGATCTTCTTGCCGGTGTTGGTGCCGGCCTCGACCTTGACCTTGATCTGGTTCGTGTAGGCGCCGAAGTCGGTGGACTGCAGGCTGACGACCTGGGCTGAGCCGGCGTCCACCAGCATGAGCGAGGAGCGCGACGCCGGGTTGACGCGCATCGCCACCGCGGTGGTCGGGCCGCCGGTCTGCGCGCTCGGGTCGAAGGCCTTGAGAACGGCCGTCAGCAGCTCGCCGTCGACCAGCGCGGCGCGCGCCTCGCTCGGGGAGCCGAAGCGGAGCGCGGTGTTGGGTGCGCCGCCGACGCTGCGGCCCACCAGGGCCACGACGTTGCCGACGGAGAGGTTGCGGTTGGCCAGGGCCGAGTCATCGACCACGCTGGCCGTCACGGGCGAGGTGAGAAGGCGGCCGCCGAAAAAGACGCTCATGGTTTACCTCGATCAGGCAGGTTGGGTGACGAAGGCCTCGAAGCGGGCCGCATAGGCCTGCTCGGTGTCGGCCAGGCGTCCGGCCAGCTTCTCGACGTGCTCGAAGCCGGCAATCATCTCGACGCGGCGATCACGGCCGGACAGGCGCATGCAGAACTCCACCAGGGGAGTCTTGGGCGCCGGCTCGGCGCTGGCCGCGGGCTCGGTTTTGGGTGCTTCTTTCATCGCGACCTCATGGCGTGAGTACCTGCTGGGATACGGAGTCGATCGGGCCAACGCTGGACAGGACAGAGACAGGCGTCATGCACGAGAACTTGCACATCGCCTGGTAGACGGGTGCCGCGTAGTTCTCGAAGTCTTCCATGTCCTGAACGGTGAGCTTGGGAGTGACGATGCCGTAGGAATCAAACACGGAGAAGTTTGCAATCACGATTCTCCGCAGAGCCTTGCGCAGCTCGATTCTCTCGTCCGGGTTCAGCGACCAGCCAATGATCGTCAGCTCGACCTGGGCCAGGTAGCCCTCGGGCTCGGTCCACAGGCCTTCTCCATCGTCGAACACGTCGGTGGTGACGGACTCGCCGATGAAGCGCTCGGCCGGATCCTCGTTCTCCAGGTGCACGGAGACCATCGGCCAGCGAGCCTGGTCGTATGCCGGCGGCGCCGTGAAGACAGGCACAGCGCCGTTCTCGTGCACCAGCACGCCGCGCCGCAGCTCTTCCTGCAGGCCGAGGGAAAGCCGATCCCGGACGATGGTGACGACGTCGGGCGTCTGGTCCTCGTAGGACGCCACCGGGGCCGCGAACGCCGTTGCGCCGGCCTGCCATGCGCCGGACACCCAGTAGTAGGGCCGGTAGTAGTAGGTGACGCCGTTGACCAGGCCGTCGGTGTCGGTGCAGACCCTGGTGTCGCCGTCCTCCACCACCGCCGCATCGGCGTCGGCCTGTCCGGTGAAGTCGTCGGCCAGCTTCCTCAGCAATCGCCAGCGCCGCGCGCCAGCAGGCGGCTGCAGGAACACGCGCAGCGCGTTGCCAGCCGCAGGCTTGAGGATCATGGCCACCGTCATGTTCCCATGGTGGCATCACGACGGCGTGACGGCAGACTGCGGCCATGGAGTTCAAGATCCGCCTGCAGCTCGACGGCCTGCCAGCCGTGAAGGCCGAAATCTACCGGCAGGTCTACCCGCTGCTGACCCAGGCCGTCAGCCTGGTGGCGCAGCAGACCGCCGTGAACTGGCAGACGGCGGTGCGCGATGCAAAGCTCTGGGTCGGCGAGCGCGATGCCTACGCCGCGTCGATCCAGGTGAAGATGACGGGCGCCTTCAGCGCGCTCGTGTGGACCGACTACAAGCACGCCAGCGACATCGAGACCGGCCGGCCCGCGCGAGACCTGAAGCGGATGCTCGACACCAGCCTGAAGGTGCGCACGGGCAAAAAGGGGCAGCGCTACCTGATCATCCCCTTCCGGCACAACACGCCAGGCCAGAACGCCACCGGCTCCAGCATGCCGGACCACGTCTACAAGGCCGCTCGCAAGCTGGATCCGTCCAGCGTTACCGGCATGACCACCAGGCTCTCGGGTACAGGCGCCATGGACCTCAAGACCCGCCAGTTCCTGACGGTGCCGCAGCGAACCTACAAATGGGGCGGCCGCCTGCCGCCGGGCATGATGGGGCCGAACCCGAAGGGCAAGGTCGACCGCTTTGCGGGCATGGTGCGCTTCCAAGAGCCGGGCAAGAAACCCAAGTACAGCACTTACATGACGTTTCGCGTTCTCAGCGAAAACTCAAGAGGATGGATTATTCCAGCCAAGCCCGGCCTCAACATCGCAAAGGGGGTGGTCGATGATATGCAGCCGGTCGCCGAAGAGATATTCAGAGAGGCTGTAAAGCGGTCGATCTAGGCCACAGCAAAAGACCACCTATAGCCTGCGTG